CCCCCTCCAGTCTTGATATCCCTGCCGTGAGTGGCGGGCCGCATATGGTTACCTTGCACCGCACGTGCCGCGACAATCCCGCGCTTGCTACCTGCGCCCTCAGCGACATGGTATCCTGCCGCCTGCTTCGCAGATACTTGGGCGCGTAATTGGAACGGCGTTTCGGCGCACTCTGGCCATACGCTTGGAGGACGTCCTATCCCCCTTCGGCGGACTTTTTCATTTCCGCATCTGAGCCTGTCCGCCGGCCCTGATTAGTACCGCGGCGGGCTGGCGCCCGCTATGTAGTTGTCTGCGTGTTAGGCTACTGGATACCCAGCAACCTAATGGCAGGTTCCCGCTGTGTGGTTGTTGCTGTTGCTGTTGCTGTTGATCATCCCCTTTCATTGTCTGAACCCATCATATCACGTATCACGTGACATGTAAATAGGTTGTATTCGCTTTTTAAAGATTTTTGTATTCGCAAGGACTTATGACTCCTGCCAACCCGCCGCCTAAACCGGACTCGCCGTGACGTACGACCTCGCAGTTTATGTCATTGCCTTGCTTCTGTCTATATCTTATCAAAAGCGAATACAGCTGTCAAGACTTTTGTATTCGCCTTTTTTAAAAAATCTGTATTCGCCGATTCCCAAAGCCGGACGCCAAGCCGCTTCATCACGTTAACGCTTTAGCGCGGTGAATGACTTTGGTCCACGATCCGGAAACTGGAAGGATGATGGGCCGGGCCGTATTTGATGGGGGTAGGGTCAAAAACGACCACCGGACGCGCACGCGCACACGCACGCACGCGGGGGATGCAAACCCCTCCTCAATTCTTCCCTCAAAAAATTTCCTGCGCATACAAAACCCCGTAGACAGATAACATGTGTTATGTTAAACTGTTGCCAAAAAGAGGAGGCCGAAAGGTGATCCTTACTGAAGAAGAACTCCGTGCCAAATGTGCGGAATGGCAAAAGATTTTGCGGTTGCAGGATTGGATCGTTAGCGTCGGAATCTTCCGGGAACGAGACATGAAAGGCAAGAACCGATGCGGAGAAGTCGAATGGACGTTTGAAAAGCGCATGGCGTCAATTCGGATTCTCGATCCGGTTGATTATCCAGACGGACTGATGGAAGAACAGGACATGGAACTTACGTTGGTTCATGAACTCCTGCATCTCCACTTAGCTGCCGTTACCCCGGATCACGAAGACGAATTGAGGCATTGCATGTTGGAACAGGCGATAGACGCGATTAGCCGTGGACTTGTATCGATAAAACGTGAAAAGGAGGTGCAGTAAAACCGTGGAGGAAAACAAGCTCCTTCAGGCAATTAAAGCCGATCCCACTTTTCAGGCATTTACAACTGAAAAGCAAGAAGTTTTTGCCCGGCTTGCACATGAGTTTTACGAAAACGACTTGGCGTTGCACTTATCTCCCAGCGAGCTTAGCAGTAAACTCGGTGTTGGCAACAAACAAATGTGGTTTGAATTTTTAAACTTGGAACCCGTTCGGCAATACATTAAGGCGCAAATGGCATTCAACGCTGAAATCGCAAGCCGAAAAGCTTTCAAAAAATTAACGGAAGCGGGACTTACAGGCGACACGCAAGCGATTAAGCAAATTAACGAAATTAGCGGCATTCTCAATTCTGGTGATCGTAACCGGATTATCGTACTCCATCAAATCAAACGGCCAGAAATTGTGCGTCAATGAGAACGTTACGGCCCGCAAATCGTTCCGAAGAAAGGGTTGATTATAAATGGGAATGGACCCAACACAACTGATGGTAACCCCGCCGCAATTGCCGCCCGATCCGACTCCGGTACTGGCAAAGATTCTTCAGTTTATGTCTATAACACTGGATCGGCAAGATCAACTTAACGTTGATCTCGTTGCAAATTCCATCAGCACACTTGCTTCAGCTTATAAAACGCTGACGGAAACCATGAATTCGCAAGGCGGCCTTAGACCAGAGGACAAATTTGCACTCGAACAACAACGTCTTCAGGTTGAACTTGATCTCAAACAGCAAGAATTTGAGTTGAAAAAAGCTGAAAAAATGCTCGACATGCAAATCAAAAGCCAAATGGCCGAGCGGGATTTACAGCACAAAGAAGAACAACACAGGCAAAACATCGCCAGCGCTAACGTTAAAACAGCACTTCAAATCCAAGAGTCTGAAGCCCGTCAAGCGCAGGCGGCGCAAGGATCGGAGGTGAGTAGCTAAAATATGGCAGTTAATATAGCAAGTCCAACCCTTTGTGGGAATTGCTTTGGCGGGGACATGGTAATTCCGGCAAACGGGCATCCGTCGTATGTCGAATGCCCGCATTGCGGGGCCATTGAACTGACATATGTGCCGCAGGATTACCAAGAGTCGGTGCACAGTGTACCGATTATCGAGCGTTGGAATACAAAAAGACAACGATGGGAATACGAAATTCAAATCATCGGCGTATTCGGCGGTTATGGGTCGGGGAAATCTCGCGCCTCTTTAACCGAAGTCTTACTTCGTGCCCTCGAAAACCCCGGTGGAACAGGACTTTTGACGGCTCCAACTTTGCAACAGCTTAAACGGACAACGCTGAAAACTTTCTTCAATGAAGTTTGTCCGCCGCCGCTGATCAAACGGTATAACAAAGCCGACGGTGAAATTGAACTCGAAAACGGGTTCATTTTTTATACGATTCCTTCAGATGACGAAGAAAAATTGCGGTCAATTAACGCTGGTATCGTACATATTGAAGAAGCCAGCGGTATTGACCGTTCTATATATGAGCAAATTTTGACCCGGATGCGCGACCCGAAAGTTAAAAATCGGCTCGTTATGGTTTGTTCCAACCCAAGTATCGGATGGATTAAAGATGTGTTCGCAGACAACGCTGAACGAGCCGACCCGAACCACCCCGAACACGATCAATATAACCGTTTTATCACGACATTTATTTGGCCGACGGAACTCAATAAATATTTGCCGGATGATTTTATCGAAGTTGTTTCCAAAGGTAAGCCGGATTGGTGGATCGAGCGTTACCTGAAAGGATCGTTTAAACATGCAGAAGGCATGGTGTACCCGGATTTTGCTTCAGTTTTGATGACGGAGGCGGAATACTTCTCGCAGAGAGGAATTTCCGAAATCCCGAAACATTGGGAACGTTTTGTGAACCTTGACCATGGCCTCCGCAATCCGACGGCGGTATATTGGAGCGCGATTGACCCTGATAACGGAGTAGTTGTGACCTATGACGAATATTACCAAGCGAATAAGCTTGTGCCGGATCATGCGGCGGCGATTAAACCGCGCATTGAAGCAATACCTGCGGGACGTTTGCGATTTATGGTGGCTGACCCTTCCATTAAAAACCGGACAGACCCGATTAACGGCAAGTCGGTTCAGGCTCTTTATCAGGAATACGGGCTTTATTTTACGGAAGGAAATAACGACATCGAAGCGGGTATTTTACGTATTAATTCCTACATCAAACGCCGGAAATGGATTGTTCTCAAAGACAAATGCCCGAATCTTGCAAGAGAAGGTATTCGATACAGGTTTCCCGAAATAACGCTGGATGACAAGAAAAATCCAGACGAAAAGCCGGTTAAAAAAGACGACCATGCAATGGATTCGATGCGTTACGGGTTTATGCGGTTGCCTGAGAACCCTGACGATCTCAAATACGTTGCTTATGAGCCGCCGAAGCGGTATCAAAAAGATTATTATGATGATGAAGATGATTACGAGGATTTTGAAAAGAGAGATTATTTGTCTTACGTATGAATATGGACATGTAAACCATTAAAATGTAAACTATATCCAGAAGAAGGTGCGTATACAATGGGAAAACGCGCGACGAAACTGTTTACGGTTTACTATAAAGACGGAACTTATTTGTCTTACGAATTTACCAAGAAAGATTACGAAGCCATTCAGGATGCTATGCTAAAGATGCTTCCGGCTGTCGTTACTTCTATCGGTGTTTTGGCCATTTCAGATATTCGCGCCGTCATTCTTCAGCGTAAAATTGCCGATGTGCCGCAAAATGAAGGGGCAAATCCGGACCTTCCGCCGCAAGCAATTGAGTGGCTAAAGTCGATGAATCTTGCAGAAAAAGTTTTGGAAGAAGACGACGTAGACTATAAAGGGGGCATGATTTTATGAAGACGCTGGCAGAGATGACTCCCGAAGAAATTAAGATGAAAGTTTCCGACATGATGGCGCGTTTTCGCCGTGCTGAACAGGCGGTCGCGCACAAGCATCAAAAATGGAAGCTCATTGATATGTTTGACCGGGGTGAAATCTGGAAAGATGTCCCGCTTCCGCCGTGGATTCCGACTCCGGTTGCCAACTGGATTCGGTTTATTCGGACAACGAAACGCGCGAACCTCGCTTCCAATATTCCTTCAGCCCATTTTACGGCGATTGAACCGGAATATGCCGAGGTTATCGAAAAAATTCAGCGTGCATACAACCATGTTTGGAAGGTCGAAAAGGTTCCGCGTGTCATTCGGCGGTGTATTGACCGCGCTTTGCTTCAAGGAATTAGTATTGCTACCGTTTATACGGATGATACATACGTCGGCGGGACGTATGTTGGCAAAGATTCGCCAAAAAATAGGCTTTATCAGGGCAAAATTTGTGTAAAACGGTATCCAGTAACAAGCTTTTATATTGATCCAGACGCTTTTACTTTGGATGATGCCAAATATATCACGACCGTTGAGGGTACTTTTCACATTAATACGGTCAAAAATAACAAAAAATTTAAGAAATTTGCCGGTAAGAAGCTGGAAGAACTGAAAACAGATCATATTGGAGCCACCGATACCGAAACTGGAGAGGTTTTTGACCGCGAAAACGGTCCCGGAAAGACGGGTCAGAGCGTTTTGGGCGATGAAATGGTTACGGTACACGCCCATTGGGAGCGATTTTTGAACGACGACGGGCGTTGGCAACTCAATTTGTACTATTACATCCCCGGAACGGATTTCATTTTGTATGCTGTTGAGGACTACAAACCGAGCGTTTATCCGTTTGCGATTTTGTACGATGAGGAAGAAGAAAACGACTTCTACGGATCGTCTACAGCGGAAAGTGAAATCGAAAACGTTAAGGTTATTAACCGCGTAGGGCAAACGGCGGCGGTAATTGGGACATTACACCAAAACCCGCAAAAGGTTGTCAGCCGCGAATCCGGTATTAACGCGCAAGACCTCGCTCGTACCGGTACAATGCCGGGTAAAGTGTGGACGGCAAACGGTGATCCAGCCAAAGCAATTCATATTGCCAAACCGCCGGAGATTCCGAATGGTCTTTTTGAAGTGGAAGACAGGCTGGTTGCGGGTCTGAAAGACCGTATTGGGATCAACGAAGCTTATGTCGGGGCGTCGGTGGGGTCTTTGACCACATCGACAGGTGTTAACGCGCTGATCGAGCGGGCAACGGTCCGAGACAAAGACAAGATGATTCAGATTGATGATTTTGTCGAGCAGATTTCTAATCTGATCGTACTAAACATTATTCATAACTGGAAGGATAAACGTCCGATTGTAGTCGATGGTCCGAAAGGTAAGCCAGAATACGATGAATGGGAGCCTCTTGACCAAACGACTATCGACAATCTTCAGTGGGTTTGCAAGTCGGACATTTATGCTGTCGCGCCGACAACTCAAGCCCTTCGCAAACAACAAGCTAACGAAATTATGACCCTTCAAGGGCAATTCAACTTCAATCCGCCACTGATTACGCCCGAAGAATGGCTCAGATTCCAAGACTTCGATATGAAGGATGAAATTTTGAGACGGATGGCGGAAGATCGCCGTCGTATGCAAGCTGAAGAAGCGTTGCGGAAGGCAGAAATGCTTGTTCAGATTGCTGATATTATCCGGCAAAGTATTGCTCAAGGTATGCCAAGAGAACAAGTTTTGCAAATTGCTACGCAAACTGTTCAGCAAATCCTTGACCAAGAGCAAAAAGACGACCTCAAAAATGGCCGACGCCGCGATGCGGCAAAAGTAAATGGGCCGCAAGGAACAACAGGTGCGGCGGCAATGATGGCAATGGCAAGAGGTCGTTAATCCGCAGGCCACTTGGGGGCCTTACCCTGCTTTAAGGTGAAATCCTCCACCGTTGACCGCAGACGGCCCGAAGGGTAAGGACGCGGCGGCGCGGCTCCTGCCGAATAAGTGGAGCCTATCCCCCGATGGCTGAACCATAGCCAAAGGGGGATTCTTTTTAAAACAATACCGCGTATACATGAATTTTTGTGGAGTTTGTATTCTACCAAGTATTGCAAGATTAGAAAACTTGTTGTAGACTATCGCATTGATAAAGGGCTTGTTCAAAAGCGGTTGGTGGCGTAGACACTGTTCAAGCCCAAATTTCGCGACCCACGCGCAAAAAGGGAAAGGAGTTATCGGACTATGACGACTAAAAAGAAATTTCGCTGGACTCTTGATCTTCAGTTGTTCGCTGAACCTGATGAAAATGGCCTTATCGACATGGACGACGGCGAAGATTTAACCGACCTCGATTATGACTTTGACAATCAGCACGGCCCGGAATACGGCGACGACGATGATGACGATTCTCAGCAAACGGAACCTCAAGAACAGGACGAGCCTTCTAAACAAGAGGAACCGAAGCAAGAGAATACGGAACCGGAGTCGGAGCCAGAACCGCCGAAGAAAAAAGTCCAAACACCTGAAGAAAATGCCAGATTCGCAGAACAGCGCAGGCAAAGACAGCTTCAGGCTGAGATCGAGCGGTTGAAAGCAGAGTCGCCGGAATTTAAGTTAGCGCAAAGACTCTCCGAATTATACGGTGTAACTCCTGATGTTCTGCTTCAGCAAATCGAGCAGGAAGTGGTTAGAAAGGAAGCCGAAAGACGGGGAGTACCGCCTGAAATCATTCAAGCGGAACGCGAGCGGGAACAGCGTATCAAACAGCTTGAATCGCAACTTCTAGTCATGCAGTTTGAAAACTGGAAAAGCCGTGTCGATGCAGAAGGAGAACGTCTGAAAAAGGAATTGCCGTATCTGTCAGATGACGATATTGTTGCGGCGAAAGAGTATCTCCTTAAAACCGGCAATTTGAACGGCTCGCTTGAAGAAGCGGTGTATGCGCTACATGGAAAGAAGATTGCTGAGGCCATCAGAGAGGCGGCTAGACAAGAGGCTTTGGCGGAAATTTCTGGAAGGAAGTCTGGTCCGGCGGTTATGTCTGGTAGACAGCCTAATCAAAGCGTTGTACTCACTCCGGAAGAACGTTATGTCGCAAAGATGATGGGTCTGACGGAAGATGAGTACATCAAATATAAAACATGAAAGGAGTAAGCTTAAATGATCGAGTTCCGTCGGATGCATGGCGGCGGGGATGCGGCACATCCTGTCAGAGATTTTAAGCTGGACCCGACTTATGCGACTGTTGCTAAAAAAGGCGATGTCGTAAAGCTTAATGGTTCAGGTAATGTTGTAGCCGCCGCCGCAGGGGATACCGAAGTTTTGGGTGAATTTCTTGGCCCTATCATCAAAATCGAACGTGACCCGGATACTTATGGGAAAGTTCGTACCGCTCCGAACGCTGTCTATGAGGTTACGGTTTCCGGTGGTACGCCGGTTATCGGTGGAGAGTATGAGCTTGGGCTTGATAACGGTGATTATTTCTTGAACGTCGCCGGAACAACCAATCCGGTATTCAAAGTTATTGGTCAGCTTTCTAACGGTAACTATGAAGCCATTATTACGGCCCGTCAACTGGCGTAAGGGAGGGAGATAAACAATGATTCATTCCGGTAATTATGCGAAATTGCTTGAACCGGGGCTTCGGAAAATCTTCTTTGAAACGTATAAAGAAGTGCCGGAGCAATACAGCCAAGTTTTCAATGTGATGTCGTCGAAGAAAGCTATTGAAACCGACCTTCGTGCAGGCGGGTTCTCGTTGTGGAATGTAAAAGGATCGACGGATTCCACGGAATACGAAGACCCGACCAAACCGGGTACGGTTCAATACATCCATAAAACGTTCTCCAAAGGTTTCATCGTGGAAAAAGAAATGGTAGACGATGAGCTTTACAATATCATTAACAAAATGCCGAAAGCTTTGGCCCGTGCCGCACGCGCAACGGTTGAAACGGTTGCGGCTAGTATTTTCAACAACGCATTTACGCCCGATCCAAAAGCATGGGAAGGCGAGGCACTTATTTCTGACAACCATAAGCGTCTTG